CCAAGGGTGGCAAGACATTCAAGATGTGCTCCACTTGCCCGTCGCCTGCGAAGTGCAAGGCAGCGGGGCGTTGCCTGAAGGCGAAGTGATGAAGAAGCCCAAGTCGCGCGTCAACGAAGCTGGCAATTACACGAAGCCTTCCATGAGGAAGTCTTTGTTCGAAAGTATCAAGGCTGGCGGCAAGGGCGGCAAACCGGGTCAGTGGAGTGCGAGGAAGGCACAGATGCTGGCGCAGCAGTATAAGGCCAAGGGCGGGGGGTATCGCGATTGAAGGCCCCTCAGAAATCCCTGAAGGCTTGGACAAAGCAGAAGTGGCGCACCAAGTCTGGCAAGCCATCTACCCAAGGCCCTGACGCCACGGGAGAGCGGTATCTGCCAGAGAGTGCCATCAGGTCTCTGTCGTCGTCTGAGTACGCTGCAACGACCAAGGCGAAGCGCGAAGGAACCCGCAAGGGCAAGCAGTTCGTGGCACAACCAAAGAGCATCGCCAAGAAGACGGCGAGACATAGGGGCACCAAGTAATGGCTGTAGTCACGCCAGACCTGCCGGAAATCTTCGAGGAAGCCTATGAGAGGGCTGGCCTTGAGATGCGTTCTGGCTACGATCTGAAGACTGCACGTCGCAGTCTCAACCTTCTCACATTGGAGTGGCAGAACCGTGGTCTCAATCTCTTCACTATTGAGGATGGTACGCAGGCTCTTACAGCGGGCACTGCGACTTATACCCTCCCGTCGGACACAATCGACATCATCGAGCATCAGCTCAGAACCGGCACAGGCGTCAATCAAATCGACACCGCCGTCGAGCGTATCAGCGTCTCAACCTACGCCCAGCAAACCAACAAAAACACCCAAGGCAGGCCCACCCAAATCTACGTCCAAAGGCTCCCGACCGAAACCAAAGTGACGCTGTGGCCTGTGCCTGACAACACCACGACCTACACGCTGCTGTACTACCGCCTGAAGGGCATTGACGGCCTTGCTGCTGGTATCGGGTCTTCGATCACGTCTGTGCCTCCACGCTTCGTCCCAGCCCTTGTGGCGGGCATGGCTTACTACATCGCCATGAAGAAGCCAGAGGTTGCCAATCGTGTGGCTGGCTTGAAGCAGGAGTACGAGTTCCAGTTCCAGCTTGCTGCTGGTGAGGACGAGGAGACTGCCTCGATCAAGTTCGTACCCTACGACACGTTTATGATGGGTTAACCATGCCGTACGCCAGAGCGAAGCACGCCTTTGGTTTCTGCGACAAGACGGGTTTCAGATACCCGCTCAGAGATCTTGTGCCTGAGTATCAGAACGGCGTGAAGACTGGCTTCCTTGTTGGCAGGGATGTGTTCGATCCTGACCAGCCTCAGAACTTTCTTGGCAGGTTGAAGATCAACGACCCTCAGTCTCTGTTGAACCCGAGACCTGACACAAGCCAAGCCGCCTCTCGCGCGCTCTTTGGATGGAATCCCGTTTGGAACCCAATCCAGTACATGGTAGGTTCTGTGGGAGAAGTGACTGTCAACACTACCAATGGAGTCTGAAATGAAGAACGGCATGAAGAAGATGATGGGCGGTGGCTACATGAAGCCCATGGGTATGAAAGAAGGCGGCAGCATGAAGATGGTTGAGAAGGGCGGGAAGAAGGTTCCTGCTTTTGCTGCCGATGGCAAGGGCAAGATGGCCTACGGCGGCAAGGTCAAGAAGATGGCCATGGGTGGTTCCTGCCGTGGCATGGGCGCTGCCAAGCGTGGCGGCAACTTCAAGATGGCGTAAGTTCACATGAACTATTCCGAACTCGTTCAGCTAGTCCAAGACTACACCGAGAACAACGAGACCAGCTTTGTCTCGAACATCCCGAACTTCGTCCGTCAGGCCGAGGAACGGGTGTTTCGGACTATCATGCTGCCCGAGCTTCGGAAGAATGTGACCGCGACAATGACGGCGGGCAATCAGTACCTTGCCCGTCCTTCTGACTTCTTGGCTGTGTTTTCTATTGCCGTCGTCGATGGCGATGGAGACCACAACTACATGTACGACAAGGACGTGAACTTCATCAGGGAAGCGTATCCTACCTCGGCGACACAGGGTCTTCCGAAGTACTACGCGCAGTTTGATGGGGACTTCACCACACCGCCGTCTCCGGGGAACTTCATTCTAGGCCCGACGCCGAACGCGAACTACTCGGTGGAGTTGCACTACTACTACGACCCGCCGTCTATCGTGACATCTGGCACATCGTGGCTTGGTGACAACGCAGAGACTGTGCTGCTCTATGGCACGCTGATCGAGGCGTACACCTACATGAAGGGCGAGCAGGATCTGATTGTGCAGTACACAGAGCGGTATCGTGAGGCTCTGGCGCAGCTTGGCGGGGTCAGCATCAGAAGTGGACGTGATGAATACAGGGATGGGAGACTTGTAGCATGACCGTAATTCGTATGCCGAATGGGTCAGAGTGGGCACCCGCAACGAGCGTGGACTTGGTTCACTGCGCTAGCTGCGGCAACGCTGTGGACACGCCCGAGGAAGAGGCAACGTACCCTGATGGGAATTGTCCTGACTGCGGAAACTCGTGGACTGGGTCTGAGAACAAAGGTGTGCGGATCACCGTGACGGCACCCAAACAGTTGAGTGGATCGACGCTGTGATAGCCGCTCTGAGCATAGACCTTCCGAAAGACTTCAATGTCATGGTGCGCACCACGCACAAGCGTGGGTTTACGCCGGAAGAACTCGCGCAGCAGTGTGCAGAGAAGATCGTCAGCATCTCTGATACGGCACCGCAAGCGATCAGGGATCAGGCGTATGCCTTCAGAAAGCGTGTGGAGCAGGTGGTTCTGCTCTATCTAAAGCAAGCCGTTCACAGCGACCGGACGACTGTGTATAATGCAATCATGGATGCTGGCCAGCCGGGGCTTGCAGAACTCGTAAGGAGACTTTGACATGGCGTTCACCGGGAACTTCATGTGTACGTCCTTCAAGGTTGAACTCCTGAAGGGTGTGCATGACTTCACCAACTCGACAGGCGACACCTTCAAGCTTGCTCTGTATGATAACAGCGCCTCTTTTACCGCTGCTACGACTGCTTATACAGCGAGCAACGAGGTTGGTGCTTCTGGCTCGTACTCGGCTGGCGGTGGTGCTTTGACGAATGTCACGCCCACTTCGAGTGGCACGACCGCCTTCACAGATTTCAACGATCTGACCTTCACGTCGGCGACGATCACCGCTTATGGCGCTCTGATCTACAATGACACAGAGGCTGGCGATCCTGCGGTCGTGGTGCTGGATTTTGGCGGTGCCAAGACATCGACTGCTGGTGACTTCCAGATCGTGTTTCCCACGGCTGACGCGAGCAACGCGATCATCAGGATCGCCTAAGCCATGACAGATGTCACCGTTCCCTTTACCGGCTGGGGCCGCGCAGGGTTCGGTGAACTGGCGTGGGGCGAAGGTGATGTAGCCTTCCCAGAGGCGACAAGTGCGGTAGGTTCCGTTACTGTCGTTGAGGGCACTGGCGTCACAGTCAACGTAACGGGCGTAGAAGCTACGGGGACGGTTGACTCTGTTACGGTTGGGATCGGTGTTTCCTTTTCTGTAATTGGAGTTTCCTCTACAGGCTTTGTTGGTTCCGCTGTTGCGATTGGGTCTGCTGTTGTTCCGGCGACCGGCCTAGCAGCGACTGGCAATGTTGGTTCCGTAACCGTGCTCGCCGGTGCAAATATTTTCGCGACTGGCCTCTCAGCGACTGGTGAGGTCGGTTCTGTTACTGTGGTCGAGGGCACTGGCGTTGTCGTCAATGTCGTCGGCGTTGCTGGCACTGGTGCAGTTGGGATTGTTGCAGTCGAGGCTGACGCCAATGTACCTGTCACAGGGCTTGAGGCGACTGGCGGGGTTGGCAGCGTCATCGCAACTGGGTCGGCTCGTGTTATTGCCACTGGCGTAAACGGCACAGGTCAGGTCGGTCAGGTAACGACGATCTGCGATGCCAATGTCTTTGTGACTGGCGTTTCAGCCACTGGGCTGGTCAGGCCTGTGCTTGTGTGGGGAAAGATTGTCCCAGCGCCCGGAACAGTTTATACTGATGTCAGCCCGAACCCCGGAACCATCTGGACACAGATCGCTGCGTAAGGAACTCAGATGCCTAGTAGCTATACACAGACAGGCATAGAGCTGATCGCCACAGGCGAACAGTCTGGAACGTGGGGAACCACGACCAACACGAACTTGCAGATCATCGACCGCCTGACGAACGGCGTAGGTGCAATTGCACTTTCTGGAACGACGCACACGCTCACTACGACGGACGGTGTTCTGTCTGACGGGCAGTATGCGGTGCTTGTGTTCGGCGGTAGCCCGAGCGGCACGAACACCGTGACGATCTCGCCCAACGATGCGGATCACGTCTACATCGTCAAAAACAACTCTGGGCAGAGCGTGGTTCTAACGCAAGGCTCTGGCGGGAACGTCACTGTCGCCAACGGCAAGAGCGCGATTGTCTACGCTGATGGTGCGGGTGCTGGCGCTGCGGTGGTTGACATCACTGCTACGTTTGTTCCCGCTGGCGCGCTACTTGCTGCGAACAACTTGTCGGATGTGGCGAATGCTGCTACGGCCCGCACTAACCTTGGACTTGGCTCTGGTGACAACGTCACCTTCGCTCAGGTGGACATTGCGGCGACCGGAGACCTTCGCCTGCAAGACACGACAGGCGGAGAGTATGTCGCGCTTCAGGCTCCGGGCACTGTCTCTGCCAGCTACACGCTGACGCTGCCTGCTGCGGACGGGACGAGCGGGCAGGCTCTGGTTACAAACGGTTCTGGGACTTTGAGTTTTGCCGCCGCTGGCATCTCTACAGGCAAGGCCATCGCAATGGCCATCGTTTTCGGGTAAGGAGAATCAGAGATGACAGCCCCGAATATCGTCAACGTCACTACGATTACCGGCAAGACGAACGTCGTGGATCTGACGACTACCAACGCCACGCTTGTGGTTGAGAATACTGCTGGCAGTAACAAGGTCTTCAAGATCAACTCGCTGGTGGTCTCGAACGTGGACGGCACAAACGCCGCCGACATCACTGTCTCGCTCTACAGCGAGGACAACATCGGCGGTACAGCGACCCAAATCGTCAGCACGGTGAGTGTGCCTGCTGATGCCTCGCTCGTGGTCATCGACAAGAACACCTCGATCTACCTTGAGGAAGACAAGTCGATTGGCGCGACGGCGGGTTCGGCGAG